GGCACGTCTTTGCACAACGTTAAGGTGAAGCATACACCATACCAAATTTTAACGGCAACGGTTACATCTACGAATAGTTCACCGCCACTTTATAAATCCAAAGGGATTTTAATCAGTTCCAAATGAGTCAAGAGATCCTATAGAATAACGAGCACTACATCCGTTCCAAGAATCGTATGGAATGTAGGACATTTCTTTCCAGGATCGTTTAATTTCTTTATAAGCACCAACATTATGAATCAAAAAGCTATCCATGGCTTCTGACCAAGAGGGTAAATGCGTTTGGACAACATATCCTCTTTTAATTATTTTTTTTATATATGAATCATCTGTGGAAATTTCTGCAATCGGGGGATACTGTTCATCGAGTTGAAGGAATAACTTAACAACCATATCAAATATTAATTTATTAGGAGGACTAGACCATGCTACACACAATAAACGAGACCTCAAATGTTCAATTGTTAAATATTTTTCTGCACTTAAAAATAATTTAGGTGCTATTTGATCAAACATCTTTACCATACATACATTCATAGTGCCTTTACAAACAACAGGTAATAATGAACATTTTAAAAATGTAAAGGTAGAATTAATTGACGTGTGAAATCCGTCAAATTTTAACATATGTTTAACAGGCCGCATCGTTTCAAGTTTAATCTCTTGATTGGCATATTTCTTCCATAAGTCAACCCACAACTGAACATCAAGTGGTTGTTTAAATACTTTAGCATCATCATCCCCATATACAACATCAACAAACTGGCAGTATTCATCATAAAATTTTTTACTGAATGGGCCAGAAATTTTGTGAACCCTCTGCTGATGTAAATAATATATAAATCGGGAAAAAACAACATTCATATAGGAGTTTAAGAATGATGTAGCATATCGTCCGGAAGCAAGAACCCCAGCAATTACATAGACACCAAAGTTTGGATCAGCAATGGCCTTAACACATAATGCACGAACAATGGCCCATACAAATAACCGATTTATACGATTTATATTTTCTTCACTATCGGGATTATCAATATCATAAAAATAGGGACCAAATTCGATTTTACTCACAAGTTGTGTTAAGCAAACCCATAACATGAATTCCAATACATGCAAATCCCATTTACGTTTGTCAGAACAGTAAATAGAGTTAGTGGTACAAAAATCAGCATCGAATTTTCGTATCTCTTCCATACTCATTCGCATTAATTTACTGTAGGGTACCTGCATGAGCTCACTAAGCAATTTCAAACCAGCATTTTCAGTGAAATTCATACCAATTTTTATTGGTTGATTTGCAAAGATGCCTGAATCATACTTACCAAATCCAGCAAATTGGCAAAAAGGACCTAAGAACATTCTTTCAACTAAATATGCTTCGAGATTACCAATAAAGAAACATCGC